ATACGGAGAAGAAAAGACAATGGCGAAAAGAGTATTACAATTGCAAAAGATTTTAACATTGCAAGATGTACTGTTAATAGAATAAATTCAAGAAAATCATGGAGGCACTTATGAAACTAATGGCAATAATATGCTTAATAGCAGGAATAATCATAACAGTAGTATTTAGGAACTATCCTAATTTTAACAATGAAAAGACTTGTGAAGAACACTATAAGGAGATGAATAAATGACAATAGAAATTAAATACGATTTAAGACAAGAGGTTTATTATATAAATATGTCATATGAGAGTCATAAAAATTATTGTGAATTATGCAATCACTCAGGAAGGGTTAGTATTATTGGTACAGATAAAACAGCCATGTGTCCAGAGTGTAACGGTTATGGTTATCAATGGAGCGAAAAGGTAAGGGAATGGTCAGTTACAGGGGCTTCATTCATAGGTCAAGTTAGGTATCAGGAAACATTCAGAGGGAAAATAGAGCGTCAATATATGCTTGATGAAACAGGTATTGGATCTGGGACTGTACACAATGAGATAAATATATTTGCATCAGAAGAGGAAGCACAAGAATCTTGCAACCATAGAAACAAGAATAAATTATTTGACTATGATTGCAATACCTTATCTTTCCACTAACAACTAGCTTGATTTTATACGCATTTCATGATACATTTATTTTATTAGGAATTAACCAGCCTGATATTTAGACAGACTTCAGAACATTCAATGTACATATCTTTAAGACTTTGTACGCTTTTAAATCGGATACCTGAAGTCATCTGATTATCTTTCGTGGTGAAAGAGAAGCGTAGAAAGTCTTGTTTTAATTAATGAGACTTATCTATAACTCTTCTTCAATATCTTTCCTAATCAGTGTTTTCTATGGTTAGACTGTAAATCAAACAAACAGGTGAGTATGAGGCGAACGACCTAGCGCGAATGTGTAAATTAGTTTGAGCAATATGTCAGGGTTGTAGCACCAAAAGAACCAAGCCGATAGAGTTAAATTAAATAATTCTTAGAGTAGTCTACCTTTTAAGTTCAGGTCATAAAAGAGTAGGATGTCTGCTAAACTACTAGCTAGTTGAGATATGTCTATAATGACAGGTACTAGTTAAGGTGAATACTTTTAATAGTATGGAGGTACTAAATGAAGGATGAGAAAGAAAAATACATTGGTATAGTTAAATGGAATGGTAATCATTACTTTTCAGGTGATAAGGTAATTGGTGAATCATTCGAGAAAGACGGTAAATCTTATATTATTGACGAATGGGAAGATGAGTATGGGAATGAGTTTAAAGATACTGTAGAAGTAACACCTTTAACTATAGAACTAATAGAGGGGAAACAATGAGAGATTTTTATTTTAGAGCATGGCACGAAGCTAATAAGGAAATGGTTTACTTTGATAACAGTAAAGCAAAGAAAGATCAATACATTGCTGGTAGTATGATGTCAATCTTTGACGGTGATTTTAGCACGCCTATGATGCAATTTACAGGGGTTTGGGATAGTGAAGGATTCCGTCTTTATGAAGGCGATTATTTCAGACAGAAAGGATATAAAGATTTTTATGAAATACAATTCAAAGAGGGTATGTTTTGTTATAAAATATTAGGTTCGTTTGCACCTCTAAAAAATATAACAGAGTTTATCAATGAAATAGAGCGTTGTGGTAATATTTATGAGGGGATAAAATGAATATAAATGAAGCATTAGAAAATTTATGTTGTCAAGGTGGTTCATGGTCTGGTAGTGGTGCATTTGACAAAGAGATACAATGCGTTATTGAAGAGGTTATAACATTAAGATCAAAGAGCTTTAATTTAAGAAACTGTCATAATTGTTATAAAGATATAGATAAGGCTTGCGTTAATCCTTGCTTGACATGTATTAGATCAGATGAAGATTACGAGCCGTCAATGACAGACAATTGGGAGGGGCAAATAAGTGAATAAAGAAGACGAAGAAATTTATGAAGAGCTAGAAATAAATAAGAAAATTAAAGCATGTGGTATATGTGAAGATGATTATTTTGATGACACCAAAGAAGAGCTTATTAACAACCAAAGAGAACTATTGTTTTTAGAGTTACAACTAAAAGAGGCTTATCAAGCATTGATTAAAGATGTTTCATATCTAGATATATATAAAACATGTATTCATTGTAAAGAAGAAGATATCCATTCAGAAGATTGTCCAGTAAGTAAAGCTGAAAAATATTTAAAGGGGTTAAAATGAAAAGATTTGATAGAGATGGAGCAGAGCACGTAAACGGTATTTACTGTAATTATGAAGATGTAAAACGTTTAGAAAACAGCCTTAAGATGAGGGATCACTCTTTAGAACTTAACAGAAAACAGTTGTTACTTTCTGAAAATATCCAGATAAACAATGAAGAGATTATTAAAGGACTTCATGCCCTATTAATAGAATCTTATGGATGTTTAATATTTGAAGCATCAGGTGTATATAAAAGGATGAGAGATAAAGCAGACGCGTATTTAAAGGAGTTAGGATGACCAGAAAAGATGAAAACCATTTAAAACGGACACTTGCTATTAGTAGTTTTAATGATACCTTTGACTTAATAAAAAGTCTTAAAGAGCAATTATTAAACTCTGAGAGGATAAATAAATCTCTTGAATGTTGTGGGAATTGTAAGAATGTTGATTATGATGGAGGTATACAAATGGAAAAGAACGTTTGTATAAGTACTTATGATGTTTGTAAAAACTGGACACCTAGCGATAATGTGGTAAACAAACTCAGGGGATTACAAGCTGATAATAACTAAAATAGATAACCAGCTTTACAGAGATATGAAAAGCTGGTTATTCCGTAAGGGTTATACTAAGACATTAGATATACCCTATAAAAGATTTGTAAGTTTAGCGAGTACAATAACTTTAAGACCTTGTACACAATTTAATGCTAAAGAATATTTATATACATGGATATTAAAAAACAGTAGGTTAAAGGAAAGTGAAAGAGCTAACAGAATTAGAGAAAGTACTACTAAGAAAACTAGACAGGTTCCAAAAAGAAATGGATATAATGAAAGATATGATAATAAACGGTTTACAAGAGTCACAAAAGACATTACCAAAGCCGAAATCAGAAAAGTATTGTCCAAGCAGTGATTTACAATTCTTTAACGATGAAGACTTTCAAATTGTCTGGAAAGAATACACTACTATTAGGATTAAGAAGAAAGCAAGCAACACCGACCGAGCTATAAAAGGTGCTATAACTAACCTTAACAAGCTATCTAACGGCAGTAAGCGAAAAGCAATAGCAATTGTAGACCAATCGGTTAATAGTGGCTGGACAGGGTTATTTGAGCCTAAAGATTATGTAGTTAAAGTTAGTGAGAAGAAACCAACTAATACTAATAAGTGGAATAGGGAAGAACAAATGAAACTACATCCAGAGGAATATACACATTTTGATCCTAAAAATATAATGGGTGAGATTAAAATTAAACGGGTATAATTAAAGGGAGAGAGTATGAGAGAAAAAGAATTGTATGATTTATGTAAAAAGCATGATGGTAGTTATGAACTGTTAAAGGCTATGGAAAGTTTTTTGGAAGAGGTATCACAAGATATTAAAGGAGTTGAAAATGCACAACATTATGATACTCTTAGAAAGTTATCTGATAGCATAAACAATGCAGGACATGAAGAACGCAGAAGTGATGATATTCATTTAATCAACAATGCAATGAGTGCTATATCACAAGAATATGACGAATATTTACCATGATAGGTTTAGAGGATAGGAGATAACAATGGGATATATACCAACACACAAAGAGTTTGAACTAGAGTACACTAGGTCATTAGGTAGTGAAGATTTATGTGAGTATAGCTGCACTGATAATGAATACATGAGATTATACAGATACACTAAATGGTTAGAGAAACAATTAGAAAAGTTTGTTGATATGACAATGCGTGAGGGGTACAGAAGATGATTAAATCATGGAACACACCAAAAACACTAGACAATTTACAACGGAATCAGCAGCAAGTTAACGAGATAGCAACACTAAACGCTAAGTATAGCAAACTAAGTGCAAACTATAACGGATTGACCGAGAAACACCGTACGGCGCTCGAAAAGCTTAAAACGTTAGAATGTACCGAAGAGGATAACAAAACGCTTAGAGGAGCTATTAGCCAAGCAAATCAAAGAACTAAGAGGCGAGACAGTAGGATAAAGAACCTAGAAAACAGTATTCACGATCTTAAAGGGAATTATGGTGTCAAATAAGAGGCAGCGCAAGAAAGAAGAAACAAGGTGCATGAGATATGCCAGGATGAAAGTATATGTTATATCAATGGGGGTTAATAGGATTCCTAAGAGCATATGGTGTCATAGAGCAAAGAGAATGTTAAGGGGTATATGGTGAAATATAAATTAAATAATAATACTGGTAAATGTGACTATGAAGGGTATAACAACAAGTCAAGATCTATGGTAAAATGTGGGTGTGATTCTAGCATTATGGCTGGCAAAAACTATGTATGTTTAGGTCACTTAAACTTTGCTTTACAGTCAGATAGAAAGCCGGAAGTATTTGCATTAGATGGTGTAGAAATAACCATAAAAAGATTTAAAGAATTAGCAAATAATTTTAAACCAATTATTAAAGAGGAGAAAATAGTTAAATGGATGTAAGACAGTCAGAGTTAAATGAGTCAATAACTAGATACGAAAACAGAGTAAAAGTTGCTGAATTAGAATTGAAAGATTATAGGAAAACATTGAATATATTGCGAAGTGAATTATTAGGGCATATGCAGGGTAAGCAGGGGAATTGAATATATAAGGGCATAAAAAAGCCCTCTTAACTGAGGGCTATAAAAACAGCAAGAAAGACTAATCTTAATTACACCTGTAACTGATAGATCCATAACTATCACTTGCTATATAGTGATAACCCAAACACAATTATTATTGCTTATCACCAAATCCAAATATAAATGTAAAACATAATATGCTAATTGATAGCTCAAAAGCATAAGTCCATTTAGTTGTCCATCTGATACCTAATCCAATATGTCTCTCAATCATTAAATCAATTCTTTGACCTTTACCCATTCTCTATTCTCCTTATATACTTTAATAATATCATAATGTTAAATTGTCATAACTCCAGCCATAGGGTGTTCTGTCTCAGATCCACCATGTCTATTTTTATTACATCCCTTACACAACATAGCAGGGATAACATAATCATGATAAAACCCGTCATTATATCCAGTTGTTAATTCAACCTCTCTACCACAATGCTCGCATATCATGTCAGCTACAAAATCATTATTACACATTGATGTCATTTTTAATATTTTCATTCCGTTCTCCTCTTTAATATAAGATAATAATAACATAAGGTTAAATCTTGTCGTGAATGTGTCCTAATATTTCAAGTGAATCTTTATCCTCTAAGATCTCCCAATATTGCCAATTTATATCATCATGCATAAAAACGAAACTAGCTATTTCATCACAATATAAAACTGTCGCATGACCTACGCCAGCAAGATAAATAATATCTCCTTCATAAATCTCTTTACCGTTCTTATCTTTTATTCCTGTAAATTGTTCTATAGGATATTTACCATCAAGACCATCAATTAAATAATCAGATTTTTTAACGTAATCCCAATCAACATAATTACCTGTTATCTCTGTATCCTCATCCATACACTCATTTAAGTCTTTTGGTATTCCAGAATCCCATACTCTAAATTTAATCTCTCTCATTATTATCTCCTTAATATAAATAAGTAAGTCCCGAATCGAACGGGCTTTACTGCATGACAGCAGTCCTAGTTATATCACCCAACGCTTATGCATGCTTCGTGTTGGTTCTTTCTAGTAACATCACCAAAATGTTTCTTACCTATAATCAATATAACATTAACTATAACATATTGCAAGCATATAGTTGACAAGAATACAAACAAATGATATCTTTAATTATGGAAATAATAAAATTAGAAAGAAATGTACCAGTAATTTATTCTTATGATATGGCTATGGGGTTTGATGTACAGCATAGATCTATATATAGAATGTGTTCAGTGTATAAAAAAGATTTAGAGGATTTTGGAAAGGTGCGATTTAGAATCACATCTTCTGATAGTGGACAAAACATTAAAGTTGCAATATTGAATGAGCAACAAGCAACATTTCTTGCAACATTATTAAGGAACAATGAAAAGGCTATTGAGTTTAAAAAGCAATTAGTTAAAGAGTTCTTTAAAATGCGTGAACATATCAACTCAAAAGACCTTGTTCGACTTGTAGGAATCCAAACAAGAAAGACTTTAACAGATGCAATAGAAGAGAGTGGAGAAAACGAACGTATGCATGGTAAAGGATATAGTAACTTTACACGGTTGGTTTATTCTTTAACTGGATTGACTGAGGATTTCAAGGATTACAAAACAGAATGTAAAGAATTGAAAGTAAAGCCTAATAGATTCAGAGAGGATTGGGCATCTGTGGAAGATATAAAAAGAATCGATTTAGCAGAAAGTCTTATTAAACCTATGTTAGAAATGGAAAAAGAATATTCAGATATTAAATCCGTATTAGAACCACTATTTACTATTAAGGAGTTAAAATGAATGCAATAATGATTTGTAAATGTTGTGATAAAGAATACATTGTTACAGATTTAGATTTTGTAAATGAAGAGTTAAGCTATGTAGAAGATGATGAAAGATGTAGAATGAATCATACTGATTTTAGAACATTAAAGAGTTTAAAGATAAATGGCGTTGAGTTATTGGGATTGGAGGCGTAAATGATAACAATAATATTTGCAACAATAATTATAGGCTTTACAACACCTATAGATTTATTTTATGAGGAATATAAACAAAAAGAAACTCCTATGGCAATTAATAGACAAGATAAGCGATCAAAATATTTTGCTGAGAAGGTTAAAGTATGGAATCAAGATCATGGTGTTGTGGTGTAGAACTATCAGAGAGTCTAATAAAACCAATAGAGGGAGATAAGATGCGGTATAGAAAGAAACCAGTAATTATTGAAGCGATAGAATGGAATGGAACAAATACAAAAGAGATTTTTAACTTTACGGGGAGACATCACTCTGTAAAGGATTGGAGTGTTAACAAGCTGCATAATTTAGTTCTAACCGATGGGTTAAAAATCTTTACCTTAGAAGGGAAAATGAACGCTGACATAGGGGATTATATAATTAAGGGTGTTAAGGGTGAATGTTATCCATGTAAACCTGATATTTTCCACACGACATATGAACAGGTATAACCCAAAGGAGAGAGGGATGACAGAAAAAGAGGCAGTGTTTTCTTTAGATAGCAAGTGGTATAATGGAGAGCCTGACTATATGCCATATTGCTTGAATTGTAGTACTATGTGGAGATTATCACGGACACCATGCGGGGCTAAATGCAAAGTATGTGGGAAAAGTTTTAAAATTGCCGAAGAATCTCTGATTAAATTTAAAGAGGTTAACGGGAAACCTTGGTTTAAGGGAGATAGATAATGAATAGAGAGATAGGAAGATTATTAAAAGATCCAATAGATGCCTGTGAAGATTTATTATTAGGATATGGGGATTTATTGAGAGTAGATTTATATATCCAATCCTTAGAGGACAAAATAGAGAGTATGAAGTGTTGTGGTAATTGTGACCTTGAAGATTTAGGCATGGAAGGTAATAATGAGTGTCCTTTAAAATGTACTATCCCATGTATTGGAAAGCTTGAAGGATATAAATACTATTGGATAATGACAACTTTATACAAGATCAAGGAGTAGGGATATATGAAGAGATACAACTTTAACGATATGATACATTATTATGATATTGAGGATATGATTGAACATAAAGACGGTCAATATGTCAAATACGATGAAGCCCAATCAATAATAGAAGATCTAACAAAGAGACTTATTAAATCAAATAAAGATTATTGTCCAGAGAGATTAGGATATGAAGTAAACTACAAATATATCCATGAGCATTGTGACGGTTTAAACTGCGATCAATGCACAGCGGATCAGATAGCAAAGGGGAGTGAATAGATATGACTTGCAAGAAAAAAGTATGTACTAAATGCAAAGCTAATTGTCACAAGACTAAAATCAAGTGGTTATTTGATAGTATAATATAGATATGGTATACTTAAGAAGGAGAACAGAGTGAGTGCAGGAAGTATGGGAATGGATTACAAGCCAACAACAGATGAAAGTATAAACGCTTTATGGAGAAATATTTCAAGGCTTGATGATTGGATAGAGAAAGTAGAGAATAAAAGCGAACCAAGATATCATATGGTAGCACCTGACGGCAAACAATGGAAAGATTTAGACATAGACAATTTACCATCGAAGTTTTTTACAAGAGATGATATAGAGATAGAAGGTTTTTACGGTGGTAATGAATGGTGTGATTTTGGAAGAGCAAAAAACTGTAGGATAGAAATAATACCATGTGTAATTAATTCTGGCGGTAAATACCGTTATAGATTAAAGGAAGATACTAATAAAATAAAAGTAGGTGATTGGGTAAGACATAACTACTGTAATACTCCCACTATAGAAATATTTAAGGTTGGTAGAATAGATGCAGATGAATTATACAATTATGATGAAAGTATAATAACTCAGAATAGCAATTATGTTTATTTAGAGAATTGTACCAAGTTAACACCAGAACAAATGGTATCTATAGATGTTTGGAACGAGAGGATTTAAGGTGATAATATGACAGAATATACAAGCCAAGACATACAAGATGAAATAACTAAGTATTCAGAAGGTTGCGAGGATACCTTTGAAAGTAAAGCGATACATTTATTAGCATTCTTTACTGACAAGATCCAGGAGCTAACCAATAAAAACATAGAGCTAGAAGAGAGACTAAAAGCAGTAGAGCATGGAAGATTTAAGGGGTAATAAATGAATAAGGATATACAAGACGAATATAAACCAGATTTTATGACACTAATGGGGAGAAGTGGTTTAATGGATGGATTAGGTGACACTAAATCACTCCGATCTTTCGGTGTAGAGTTTCCAGGAGACAAGATTAGAAAGGCTTGTCAGGATAGACTTAACCAGATGTTTGTAAACAGCTATAGGAATATAATAGTATGAACAAAAGACAAAGAAAGAAACGAGATGATAAATATAAAAGATTGCTCATTAAGTTAAAACCAGATATAGACAAGATGTGTTACGATTTAAGTACATTCAATAATCCATCAGTAGAAAAAGTGTCAACACTGCTAACTAATGCAATTACTTTTGATATAGAAGCAATGAAAAATCTAGGCATACAAGAGGTAAACAATGGCATATAGACACAAAGTATATAATATCGGTGAAAACTATAATGATGTATTGAAAGATTATCCATGTTTAAAGCAATATAGCACAAATTATGATACAGGGTTTATATTACCTAAAGTCGAGAGCCTTAATAGTTTTTTTGGGGAAAATACTTTTGTAATGGGTGATTTATTTACTTCTGAAATATTAAATAAATGGCTTGATATTTTAGAGAAGAAAGGAATATTGGCAGACGATCAAAGGAGCTTAGAAAGTAATGGATGATAAAGAACTTGAATTAAATGATACTCAATTACTATGGGCTAATGAATATTTGTCTAATGGATTCAGTAAATTAAAGGCTACAGAGGTGGCTTATCCTGATTGCAATTACCCAGCGCAACAAGGCTCAGAGAACTATAGTAAACCCTATATCAAGGAATATATACAAGAAAGGGTAACAGAGCTTCTACAGGGCAAGGGAGAGCTTACCAGTAAGCTATTAGATAAATGGTATGAAATAGCTTTTTATGAGTTTACAGAAGAGACTGAAAAACCTAAATGGAAAACCCAGGATATATTAAAAGCTACAGACCAATTGAGTAAATATTTAGGGGTTAATAATGAGAATAAAGATATTAATTTAACTACACTTAATAAAGATGGTGACAAGGTTGGAATAGATTACAATAAATTAGACACTAAAACATTAGAGGCGATAGTTGCAGCTTCCAAAGATTGATTTAGTAGAAGTCATAATAGAATTAGCAATAAGAAAGATCTCAAATAAGTTTTCTGTTATGTTCTCCATGATAGAAGAGGGATTAAAGAATAGATTCTATATTTATTATGGTGGTCGTGGTTCTGGAAAGAGTTGGGCTGTTGCTATGTTTCTTGTATTTATTACCAGGAAGCGTAAATATAGAGTCTTATGTACTAGAGAGTTTCAGAAGAATATAAAAGATAGTTCAAAAAAGTTAATAGAAGATACTATAAAACGATTTAAGTTAGAAAAAGAGTTTGACTGCCAGGTAGCAGTAATAAGGCACATTAAAACAGGATCAGAGTTTCTATTTTATGGATTACATCATAATATTAAAGAGATTAAATCATTAGAAGGTATTGATATTCTATGGGGTGAGGAATCAGAGAACACCTCTCAGGAATCTTTAGACGATGTAGTACCAACAATCAGAAAAGAAGATCTAGACCTTAATGAAGCGTCTATACTTATATTTACTCTTAATCCAGACAAGAAAGAAAACCCTGTATATAAAGAGTATATTGATTCTGAAACATTTGAAGGATTGATAAGAGAGAAGGTTAACTATTATGATAATCCTTTCTTTCCTAATGTATTGCGTAGAGAAATGGAACGTTGTAGAGAACGTGATCCTGACAAATACGATTGGATATGGGAAGGGAACTGTAGAGAATACAGTGAGGCTCAAATATTAAAAGGTTGCTACACTATTAAAGACTTTACTCTTCCAGATTCAACAGCTTGGTTTTTTGGTGCGGACTGGGGATTTAGTCAAGATCCTAATACGCTAACTAGAATGTGGGCTGATATGGATAATCTGAAACTATATATTGATTATGGTATTGATAAAGTTGGGTGTGAAATAAAAGACACCCCTGCATGGTATGACCAAGTGCCAAGGGTTAGAGACTTTGACATAATAGCAGATAACGCACGACCTGAGTTAATAAGCCACATGAAGAATGAAGGATTTAAAATACGTGGAGCTAAGAAGGGGAAAAAGTCTATTGAAGACGGGATCTCTTTTATTAAGAACTTTGATGTAATCATTAATCCACGGTGTAAAGGTGTGATTGAAGAGTTCAAATTATACTCATATAAAGTTGACAAAGTAACGAATCAAGTGTTAACAGATATAGTTGATAAGAATAATCATTACATAGATGGTATACGATACGGACTTGAACCACTACGAACAGGAGTAGGAGAGATAGAAATGGCCGACTATGACTTAGGTATTTGACATTAGTTAAAAAGTATTTACATGTATTGACAAATATTAAACATGGATATATAGTTATATTAACGTTTCGACGTAATCTAATGGTAGGATATGTGACTTTGAATCACAGTATCTAGGTTCAATTCCTAGCGTCGATGTACTTTAAGGAGTGAGCGATAGGTAAGCAGCAAGTCTCATAAGCTTGTGTATGTGGGTTCAATTCCTGCCTCCTTAATATTTGCGTCTATAGCTCAGTTGGTAGAGTCCCAGTTTTGTAATCTGGTTGCATCGGTTCGATTCCGGTTAGACGCTCTTATGTTTCCTTAGCTCAGTGGTAGAGCGTTTGCCTGTTAAGTAAATGGTCGTAGGTTCAAATCCTACAGGGAACTTTAAACAGAATGTGAATAACGGTAACGGCTCGCCTTGGACGCGTTGTCATGTAGGTTCGATTCCTACCATTCTGATATAATGGAAGATAGCATCCATGGGGATAATCTGTCTTGAAAACAGTCGCCACGTGTAAGCGTGAGAGTTCGATTCTTTTATCTTCCGTAGGAGTTTTTATGGAAGTCACGCCTATGCAAGTACGAATGCAAACTAATCAACAGAAAACAGATATTGACAAATACTATTACAAAATTAAATCAGATCATAAAGACACAAAAGGTAATATAATTCTTAACGCATTAAAGTATTATTATGAAAATCACAAAGGAGAATAGAATGGAATTAAAGGGAGAGTTTACAGATTGTAAAATATTTACGGACTATGTAGAACAATCAGCAATTAGTCAGGTATACGGTTTTTTAAATAATCCAGCATTTAAAGGTTGTAAAACTAGATTCATGCCAGATATACACGCTGGTTCTGGGGCTGTTATAGGTACTACAGTCGAGTTATCAGATAAAGTTATGCCTAACGTTGTAGGGGTTGATATTGGCTGTGGTATGCTATCGTTGAAGATAGATTCAAAAGAAATCAATTTTAAAGAATTGGACGAGTTTGTAAAAAACAATATCCCGTCTGGTTTCCATATGAACACTAAACAGCAAGAGATTGGGAAAACCTTGGAATGTGATATAAAAGATGTATGTAAAGAAATAGGGCTAGATAATACAAGAGCTTTAAGGTCGGTTGGCTCTCTTGGTGGTGGTAATCATTTTATAGAAATCGGACAAGATGAGAATAATGATTTATGGCTTACTCTTCATTCTGGATCAAGAAACTTTGGTTTACAAATTGCTAAGTACCATCAAAAAATAGCTGAGAAATATTCATTAGCTTCTATATCTGAAACTGAAATGAAAACTCTTATAGAGAATATAAAAAGAGATAAAAAAGGTAAACAGATACAAATAGAAATTGAGAAGCTTAAAAAGAGATCTAAAGTTATAAAACATAAAAGAGATGGATTAGAATATCTTGAAGGTCAATTAGCTAAAGACTATTTAAAGCATATGCAAGTAGCGCAAAGGTATGCGAGCAGAAGCAGACAGATAATGGCTAATAATATTATTGACTTCTTGAATACTAAAGTTTTACTAACAATAGAGTCTATACATAACTATATAGATCTTAAAGATAATATTGTTAGAAAGGGTGCTATCTCTGCACATAAAGACGAGTTAGTTGTTATTCCATGGAACATGCGAGACGGTCTAATTATTGGTAAAGGTAAAGGTAATCCAGATTGGAACAATTCAGCACCACACGGAGCAGGTAGAACAATGTCACGTTCACAAGCAAAGAGAGAGGTTGATATTGAAGAGTTTAGGGATTCTATGAAAGATATATATTCATCATGTGTATTAGAGTCAACTCTTGACGAATCTCCAATGGCATACAAGGATCATAACGAGGTAGAAAAGTATCTATCTGAATCAGTTGAAATATTGCATCGTGTAAAACCAGTGTATAATTTTAAGGCTTAATTACTATAAGTTGATAATATACTGTTCATGTGGTAAAATAACGACATGGACAGTACTGATATAAAGAAAATAAAAGAATCATTAGACAAGACACACGGTCACTATAAATCTAACTTTGCTTACGCTCATGGCAAGAACCCTAAGATATTAACAGATCCGGTCAAGAAAGATCCTGATAACAGAATACCGATACCATTAGCTAAGATGGCGGTAACTGATTTGTCAGGGTATGCCGGAAGGGCTGGAGATACTACCGTCAAAATACTTGACGATGGTGTTACCACAGAACAGAAAACCGAGTATGAAAAGTTGTCACTATCTATATTTGAACATAACAAAACAGATCTTGAAACCGCAGAACTATACGAAGAGTCATTAACTCAAGGTGTAGCATATGAATTATTTTGGACTTCTGATGATATAACAGAACTTAAAACAGTTACTCCAGAGTATAAGATAGTCTCAGCACTTGAAATAGTTCCTATATTTACCAGCAGCTTAAAACCTGAGTTATCCCATGCAATTAGATATTGGAAGACCGGAGAGACAGATCATGCAGATGTATACGAGCCTTTATTTGTAACACATTATATTAGAGTCAAAGAATCAGAAGAATACAAGATTGATGTTGATAAAGGCATAGAGGGAACAACTGAATATCCGTACAAGACAGTACCTCTAGCAATCTACCCAATCAATAGACATACATTCTCTCTATTTGATGCGGAGAAGCCTATCATAGACGCTCACGACGATTTGATAAGTAAATCCACCAACGAGATAGATCGGTTTAATGCAATGAAATTGTTAATGCCTGGACTTGTGACTAAAGAGATGGCAGATAAAATAAGCTCAATGGGAATCTTCCAGAACTTAGGAGACGATAAGAAGTCTTGGCCTGAGTATCTTGAAAAGAATCTTGGTGGAATAGAAACATTTTACAACGCTTTAGCTGACAGGTTAGAAAGGCTATTTCATAAGTCAATTAAAATACCTGATATGACAGCAGAATCCTTTGCAGGAGGTGCGCAATCCGGTGTTGCTATAGCTTACAAGTTAATCGGAATGGAGTTTAAGGCGAGTCAAATTGATACATATTTCGATCAAGGGATTAATAAACGTATCGAACTAATCAATGATATTTTAGAATCCTCATATAGTTATGTAGCAGATATTAAAATTAAGATCACACATAAACGGAACTTGCCTATAGATGAAGCTGCTAAAGTAGAACTTGCATTAAAACTTAAAGGCAATATATCAGATGAGGCATATCTAAGACTATTCCCTAAGAATATTATCCCTAATGTTAAAGAGGAACTTGACAGACTTGAAGAAGCGCCGGACAAACAACTACTTGAATTATTTGTGTTAGCTCTTGATTCTGGTAATAAAGTTCCTGCTCAGTTAATAGCAGATGCATTAAAGATAGACAGAGCTGAATGGTTAAAATTAACTACAGAAGAACAAAAGGCACGGATTGAAGCTTTAGCCAGTGAAGATGATAATATTGAAGAGAGCCTTGATTTAGATGGCGAATAAGAATGATAAAGAAATACAATCCGAACAACTCTTAAGAGATACTTTAATCCTTGACCGTATAGTTGCAATATATGAAGCTATACGGGATAAGTCTAGATCAGTATCAAAGAGCGTAACAGATAAAGCCGGAAAGGATCGTAATTACTTTAACACTGGGACAAGAGCAACAGACTTCCAAAAAGAGTTTAGTGAAACAATAAGACCGGACTATGTTAAACGGGATGCATTCTCTAAAAAGGTGTATACAGAAGAATATAACACTGCATACTTTCAAGCTAAGTTTAGCGTAGAGAATACAGGTATTGCAAAAGGGTTTGACTTCGATCTACCAGGATATACAGATAAGCAATTCAAAGAGGCTAGGGATTACGCACTAAGTAAGCTAATGAATAAATCAAAGATGACAACCGGTCGTAATTTAAACATCGCACAGCTAGAGGATATAATAGTATCAGGTGTGCAGCGTGGCCTATCATTACGGAACATAAATAAAGATATGGATATTGCTATTGGGTTTCGTGATAGTGCTGGTAAGTGGGTGGATGATGCAGTTGATAGAAAAAAACAGTTTGCACAAACACAGAGAATCCTGCGTACCGAGATATTAAGAATGAGAGAGAATGCTGAAACTGATCTTTGGATTAATTCTCAAGATATAGTTGAGAGTAAATTAATATATCATGTGACATTTTCAAATACAGCAAGAAATCAATCTGTATCAATGAACGGCCAAGAAGCTAATAAACAAGGTCAATTCCAATACCCTCAAAACATAACAGCCAGAATAAAGCAATCCGGTGTTGCTGAGTATGATATAAATTGTAAATGTTTTACTACTAATGAAGATCCAGAATATCCACAAGAAACAATGATAGCTAGGAATCCACAAACAGGTAAGAATGAAATAATCCCATATACTGATTTTAAAACGTGGGCTAAAGATCATGATTTAACTCACAACATTTATGGGCAGTGGTTAGGTATTAAGTAAGTTTGACAAACCCCAATATAAAGTATACTATCAATTATCTTTCGCCATAAGCTTATGATAGATTATTATATCGCTTATGGTTTCTATCTCCTGCCTGATATAGTCATATGTCGGGCTTTTTTATTTAACTGGCAATATATATTCACAACCATTATCATATACCTGATATCTAGGCTTATTATGACCAAGAAATACACACCCAATATCTGAGCCTTTCATTTCATTGTAGTCAGTACACCAGTGACTACAATTACCACACCCTCCAAGAGTCCTTAAGTGTTCGTTTCTCTCTTTATCGTTCATATCAATCCAGTTCTTCATTATCTCTCTCCTTTATTAACTATGCTCTTTAATATATTCAATAGCTTTATTAACTATGCAATCTTTATCATGAATTATCCACCATCCCCTATACTCACACTCGGGGTTTTCTGGACTATATGTAAACTCTTCGGATCTTCCACAATGTATACAATACTCTTGTTGCTCTAGTTCAATTGGAGCGCTATGATTCTCTTTTATAGACTTGTATGACTCTAATAACTCATTCTCTACCTTTTCAACATCCTCATGCTTACACCAAGTATCATTAAAATATGCTTCGTCTGTTTCTACTTCTTCTTCATCTGACATACTTTGATCTATGTTATATCTTTTTATCATTTATTCTCCTCATAAAAGTTACACATCCCAATACATTGTTGCTTATACTCTCCCATATCAGCTAATACATAGTGAGTGTCCCATAATATTCTAATATCATACGTACTCTCTTTTTTAATTGTTATGTTACCGTACTCTGGGTATCTGTCTATAATATCTTGAATCCCTGCAATCTGATTACATTCTTTCATTGCATCGGCTAATGATCCTCTATGTGGTCTATAGTATTTTATCATCTCTCTATCCTTAAACCCTCGGTTAAGAGGGCTATTGATGTTATTTAAAGTTTGCCCTTAAAAGCTTTCTTTAGTCTGTTAAATAAATTATCGTTTAAATATGTCTTTATAGTGTTGTAGTGGTTATCTCTAGATTCAATAACTATCTTTAATTCCCATTCTAATCTTTCTTCTTTGTCTTTCAACTCTTCTTCTAGATCTGCTATTCTATTATATAAATCTCTCGTAGTCATTATCTCTCCTTAATCTTGTTATAAGATTTGATACTGTTAACTTCCCTTAATGATTTTATTAAATATTGCAGATTGTTTATAGTATTGCCATGCAACTTCCCTGTTTGGGTTTCTGTATTCTCCCATAGTATCAAGGGTCATGTCATGGTTACAAGTTCTTGTTTTACTAAACATTTCAAACTGCACTCTTAATTTATCTATAGTTAATTGTTTTATAGATACTTCCTCAGATACCATAACTTTTTTTATTATAGAACTACCAACTTTCCCAGATCCAATTATCCCTATTACCTTCATCTATTCTCTCTCCTTTATACCCTTAATCACTAGCCTATCATTTTCATACCATGACTTAATGCTGATATCTGTAAGTCCTTTTGTTCTAATACTAATCTAACTAGTTCCGCTGGTGCAGTTCCGCATTGTCCGTGTGTAATTATCATAGAATCTGATAAATCTAATTCATTAACAACATCCTCCAACATATTGTGTAAATCTTCTTTTGTTCTCTCTCCGTTTGTTTTATTATTGTAATCTCTCATTTTTATCTCCTTAGTTAGTCACTTGAAATGATAAACTTTCTTATGCTTTACAGTATAAACAAGTTGACTTTATAGGTCAAGCCATATAAACTAATAAGTATGAATAGTTTAGTAGAGTACAAATATAAAGAGCCTACAGTTAGTACACGTAGGATAGCAGAAGAGTTTGAGCAGAAGCATACATATTTAATGGAGCTTTTAGAATCACATAAAGCTAAACTAGAGGTGTTTGGAGTTGTTCGGTTTGAAACCCATAAACCCAAAACAGGCAGACCTCAAAAGATTGCAGAATTAACGGAGCCACAAATACTATTGTTATTGACTTATACAAGAAGTAGAAAAAGAACTGATGAACTAAGAATTAAATTGATTAGTGACTTTATGATAATGAAAGACTTTATCAATAAGCAGGTTGTTGTTAGTGCAATATCTAAACAGGTTAGAAAGTCCCTAACCGATGCCGTAGAAGAGTCAGGAGAACAAGAGAGAATGCACAATCACGGATTCTCTACTTATACATTAATGGTATACAAGTTCTTAGGTATTAAGAAGGACTATCAAGACTGGAAGAAATCAACAGGAGGCAAGGGAGATTACAGAAAGACATTACCCGTAGAGATGCGTGAGAGGATAGCAACAGCCGAAACATTAGTTAAAGGTATGTTAGAATTACAGAAACAGCATAGTGAGATAAAGTCTGTATTAGAGCCGTTGTTTAAAGTTAAGGAGATAGGATGATAGATAAATTAAGAGAGAATATTAATTATGCACCTTATTGCTGTGACTGCAATACAATGGGTAGAATGACAAAGACAAAGACGGGCTTTATTTGTGACCCTAACAAAGTAGATCATTTTCATAGAGTTGGTTGTGGATTATCATTTGAGTTTGACAAAGAGACTTTAGAGGAACTTAAAACATTAAATTGGGATAATGCTGTACCAGAAAGAGAAGTTACACCCGAAGAAATGGATAAGATATTACATAACATGGGAATTAAGAGATAATAGGACAAAGCCCAATACTAGGGTTAGAAGGTTAAGGAGAACGTAATGAGTTTAGACAACAATGACAAAGCATTTACAAAGATGAAGTTTAATGAATTAGATTACAAGACAAGGTTAACATGTATCCTTTCTGATTTACCATTAAAGATTAATCAATTAGAGATTCAAAGAGATAGATTAAAAGCTAACTATCAAAGAGAAATGAAATATCTTAATGAAAGAGTAAAATCTATAGAGCATGAATATGAAAAAGGATTAGACGAGTTAATAGGTTTATAATGAAAGGAGAGGATATGATAAATGAATTAGATGAATTGAAAAAAAATCCTAATTGGATGAATATAATAGCTATGTGTTGGAGAAAAGAATTTAAAGAAGGATTTATATATGCAGATAGGGTTCTTTCAGAAGATGATTGTGAACGACTAAAAGATGGATACTGGAACAATAATACACTATGTTTTCATCGGTTAAGTAATGAAATTACACCTAGAGAAGAAATATTGACTATAAGTGCTATAATGAAACTAGAAAATGAGTATTATTTAAACGAAGAAAGATATTGGAAGAGAATAAATAATAACGTATAAGGAGAATAGAATGAAAGTATACAAAGTTGAGTTATTAATTATAGATGAGGATACACAAGATATTGAAGAAATAACGTCTTTAATAGAGAATCAAAGATATCCTAATTGGTCGCTTAATCCTACCGTTATGGATATAAAAGAGGCTGAGATAGGAGAATGGCATGATGACCAACCACTTAACTTTGCAGGTAAACGGATAGAGGAATACAACAGATTGTTTAAAACAGATAAACAATAGATACTCTATTAGACAGATATACGGATCACTTAACGGTGGTCTTTTTTTATGTCCAAATAAACTACTTAACAGATTTTAAGCAGTATTTGACACTTAACACTTGTTAAGGTATAATTATAGTTAAATTAACTAAGTTGGGGCTACGGCACTAACACAGGGGAATTCATGGACGAAGAATTATTAAACGTGATTAAGACAATTGCGAGCGAAGGGGCTGATTTATCAGCAGTAGAAACAGCATTTACAGGGTTTGTTAAAGATCCATTAAGCGGAATCAACGACAAAGAGTCAGCGGTTAAGTTTATACGAGATCATGCATTCTTAAACAGTGCGTTTGACAGTGGTATTTCAAAGGGTGTCGAAACATACAAGACAAACTTTTCTACAAACGATTTACCGAGTTTAATAAGTTCCGAGCGACAAAAGATTATTGCAGAGCTTAATCCAGAAGAAACAAAAGCGGATAAAGTAGCAAGAGAGTTTGCAGAGTATAAAGCTAGTCAAGAAACATTGGCAGCAACAGGCAAGCTAGAGAAAGAGCTAATTTCTACATTCGACAAGATTAAAGCAGTAGATAATGGCTTTAAAGCAGAAGATTTACAGCACTTTGTAAACATGGGTGAAAAGGGAGTTGAGCAGTTTGTAAAGCTTAATGAACGGATTGCAGAGATTACAAAGACTAAAATCGAATTAGCTTTAAAGGGTAAATATAACACTGGTGATCCAGAGAAAGGTGATGATCCAGTAGAGAGGGACAATTGGAAGGGAATAAATACCGATTGGATGAACAAGTAATAACGGTGGACAAGTTCCACCTAAACTTATAGGAGGGACTTAAATGTCTAATACATTTATTACAATGCAAAAGATTGCAGACATGGCGTTGCCGTTACTGATGGACAACATTGCATTTTTACCACTGATTACTACTGGTAAATATGATTCACAGTTTTCGGCAAAAAAAGGGGATACTATCCAGGTTGTAAGACCAGCGAGAGTAACAGCAATTGATGGATCTGGAGATATTTCATCTTCTTATATTGATTTCGCTGAAACTAAAGTTGATATTACACTTGATAATATTGTAACTGTACCAAGAGCCTGGACATCTAAAGAGGCAACTCTTAATATGGATGATTTACAGAGACTTGTAGTACAGCCAGCAGTTAACGCAATTGCAGAAGCTGTAAACCTTGAGTGTCTTAACTTATACAAGAAAGTACCTTATTTCTATGGTGTATCTGGTACAACTCCAGACGCATTAGCAGATATCGCAAACTCTAGAAAGATCTTACAAGATCATAGAGCACCTAGAGACAATAGAGCGTTTGTTATGGATAACACAGCAGAAGCAAAGTTTCTTGTATTAGATTCTTTAGTGGAAGTTGATAAGTCCGGTACTAACTCAGCATTGAGAGATGCAGCTTTAGGTAGAGTAATGGGTATGATGTTAGCAGCAGACAACCAGGTTCCTTTACATACAGCGGGTCTATACTCAGCTTTAGCAGATGTAACTATTACAACTGGAGCAGCAGGGGCAACATCTATTGTATTAACAAGTGCAGCAGTAACATCTACAGCAACGCTTTTAGAGGGTGATATTTTTACTCTTGACAGTGAGCAGTATACAGTTACAGCCGATACTTTAGCAGCATCTTCCGGTGTTGTAACAGTAGCTATTTATCCAGCGTTACCAGTAGCGTTCGGTGCAATGACTAGTGTAGCCGTAACATTTGCGGATGTATCAGCTACAGCGCATGTTCCTAACTTAATGTTTCAGAAAGAAGCGTTTACTTTAGCATCAGCACCTTTAGAGGGAGCAATTGGCGGAGCAGATTCAGCAAAAGCAACGGCTCATGGGTTAACTATCACAGTAACAAAAGGCTTTGATATTAACACTAATACAAACATTATCAGATTTGATTATCTGTTTGGTGTACAGGCAACAATGCCAGACTTAGCCGTAAGGGTACTAGGTTAAATAATAGCCTCCTTAATTGGGGGCTTTTTTAGAGGAGAACAATGTGAAGTGTCCAAAGTGTAACGTTAATTATTCAGAGAGAGTTTACAAGATACACATATCAAGGTGTGATATTAAAAAAGTAGAGAGTTTCAAAGATCTTCCAGAAGCAACAGAAGAGAACAAAGACGAGACTATTTTAGTTGAAACAGAAACAAACGAACATGTGAAAGCAGAAGATTTAAATATAAAACAAGATGATTATTCATTTGAACAACTTTTACAAATGGCCTTAGAAAGTCCAGACAGGAAAGAAGCACCGTCAACTATTAAGAGATGGAAAGAAGATCGATTAAGAAAAGAATTAGGACTATAAGATGAGAGTAATAACAAGGGATCAGGTTAAGGCACAATTAGGTATTTTAGACAACTCTCTTGATACTCAAATTGACGCTAAACTTCCAATAATTGACGCTAAAGTTAAACAGATATCAGGTAATAATTTCAATATGCAGATATCAGCAACACTAATTAGTGGTTCAAAGATAGCAACTATAACAAGTGTAAATAATTCAATCAATCAATATACCCTTGAAGATATACAAGAGTTTGTAAACGTTGCCGATCAGATCGAGGGTGATGGTATAACAGCAGAATCTTATATAGAAGAGTTATACTATAATGGCAGCTATGTAACGCTATCAGGTACACAGTACACAGTACCAGCAATAAAGATTAACCAGGTCGCAACCTTAGACGGATTACAAGAGTTATTCATAGGTATAAACATCGGTTATCATGATATTATTGCAAAGGGTGTACAATATTTAATTACAGGAACATCGACAGCATTACCACAAAACAGACTTAAATCAAAATCATTACCACCTTTAAGCGTAACTTATGCAGATAGTACAGTAAATAAAACTTATGGTATGCCTAACTGGTTTGTTGAAGCATTACCAACGTATATGAGTGGCCATTAATGAGCATGTATGATGAGTTCCGAGAGGATGAAAACGCTACTATAGTTATTAAAAAGCTAGGTACTCCGGTTCAAAATCCAGAAACATACGAAATGGAATACCCTGAGATTACAGCATACACCGGAGCAGGAATATTTTACGAGTTATCAGCTTCGGAAAAGAACTCCAGGCAACAGATACAAAAGGCTGCTAGTGGCCAAGTTATATTAGATCCGTTAAAAGTTACAACAACAATAGATGAAACAATGACTTTATATTTAACAACGGCAGACGCAACAGATAAACCGTATAGAATGGTTACAGAAACTAATCCCTTGAATAAAAACGAGGCTGTAATAATAGATATAGTAGAAAATTAATTAAATGTCGAACAATATTTAATTAAAAGAGGGACTTAATGGCAGTAAGAACATTTAAAGCAATCACTGTTGGCTCTATTACAGAATCAGACAGTTATCCATACGATACAAAAGCTCTTAATATACGTGGTTTTGCTGTTTATGTAACAACAGGATCAGGCCAAATAACTGTTAAGTTTATGGATGGATCAACACAATTAACTCCAAGAATGCAAATCAATTCGCCTTACGAAGCATTATATAGTAAAGAGATAGCAAGTATTGAAGCAATAGGATTGCTAACTTCTTTTGATATAGAACTTCTAAAACAAGGAGTTTCTTGATGCCGTGGACAGGTGGAGGGACATCCCCAATAATAAAAGGTGCAGTAAATACTTTTGCAGAGCTACCAAACGTGGTGGCTAGTGAGGGGCAATTATGGTTTGTAAAGAATCCAGATAGAGCTTTCTTCCCTAAATATCCAAGAGGTGTATATTATTCAGACGGTTCTACATGGGAATTAACGCCTATTAAAGTCAAATGGTCAGAAGATGCAGGAAGTATTGTCAATTGGACAACATGGAGCGATTGGTATAACGGATCAGAAGATATTGAAATAGGTGATAGGCTTTTATTTAATAACTTAGCATATACAAACACAACAGGAACACAAACAACAACATCTCCACACCAAGACGGTTTAAATTGGGATCTTTCAGACGCTAATATTATCCGGTATTACAATGATACTGGTTTTGATATAGAGCCTTTTAAGGTTTTACACTTAAAGAGTGCTGTTAATATTGGTGGTAAGCTACATGTTACTCCTGATTTAGCAGACGCTAGTCAATGGGAATTAACCCAGGGTACATTATCAGTTTCATGTGAATTGATTAAAGATGGAGAGTTTGGTTGTTCAGTTAAGAATATAACAAAACTGACAGGTGGTGATACTTCTGGAACTCCAGCAGGGTCACAATTATGGCTATCAGCAGACGGTACAGGAAGTTTGACACATATAAAACCAGAGTTTCCAGATTATTCTATATCTATGGGTGGTAACTATAACCAAGCAGCAGCACCAAACGGACAGATAATAGTTTCAGTTACTACGGATATATACGACACTTTTAACGATGGATGGGATGGAGCTATAAGAGAAACTTTTGACTTTAGAGTAACGTCAGACGGTGCAACAATACTTGGAACACTAACAAACCAAGCTTTCCCATCGAATGATTTAACAATGTTGTTTTCAAGTGGATTTGATACCTTAGACGTTACAACGGTTCCAAAAACATTAGCACTAATTCCAGGGACAGCGTCAGTTATACAATTGAATTATGTGTTTATTGATAAAGCTACTTTGACATTACAGACAAGCACAACAGAGTTTCCAACTACTGAACATGCCAAAATTGCAGTGGTAGGTGTGTTTGATGAAACAATAACTATGAACGATGGAGCTATTAGAAACCAAAACATAAACGATCATATCAAGAAAGAAGATGATAACGGGCATATAATGCACATAGCTGAAAGGTTAAGGGCTTTAAATGCTGAATGGGACTCTGGAATACTTTCTACTTTAGCAGGAACACCGACTAATATGTATATATCAATCACAGCCGGAAAGGTTTGGCAAGTACATAAACAAGACATACCAGCCCAAAATATGGCGACAGGTGATGAAATACACGTTGTCAACGATTCAGTAACACCATATAGAAACACTACAAACTTAAACGACATAACTGATTATTCAACAGGTTTAACATGGAATAACCAATGGTCTAATATAGTGGTTTGGGGAGTCGCTAATAAAACAGGAGAACCAGATCACCTAATGGTCAACCTTCCTTCTGATGGATATAACACCGAAGACGTAGCAATTGAAGATAGAAACAACTTCACTAACTATCAAATCCCTACAGAGTTTAAGGGTGTTGGCTTTTTAATAGGTCGATATACAGTAAGACCTTCGGGCGGTGCATTCACCTACAATGCAGGAGTTGGTTATTTAGACCTTCGTGGAACTATACCAAACAATGTAGCTGGTGGATCTTCTGGAAGCTCTGGAGTGTTTACAGCACCACAATATACAACAACACAACGGGATGCGTTATCTCCTGTTAATGGATGGATAATATATAACACTTCAACAAACATATTTGAGTTTTATGAGAATGGCGCATGGGTAGCAAAATAATGGAGGACTAATGTATAAACATAAACCAATACCAAAGACCAACGTAAAGATAGGCAAGATAACCTATAAATGTAACGCTCAAGGGATTGTAGAACTCCCAGAGATATACAAGCAGTTTAACCCGATTGAAGAGGTTAAGACTAAGAAAAAGAAATCAGACGATAAATAAATCGTGGGGTTTCCGGTGACTCCCAATTAAACCGGATAAAGCATTTAGGAGAACGAAATGAAAGAAGTAAGATTACCTATTGAAATGGTAGAGCAAGTATTACAGTTTTTATCAGAAGGAACAACAGGAAAGACGGGTCAATTGTTTTTCAGTATACAGCAATTATCACAGACTCAATTAAAAGAGTTTAACGATAATAAGCTTGAAGAGACTATCAAAGCGAGAGTTAAAGAGGATAGCAAACCTAAGAAAGCTTAACATTTGATTACTTAACGTTTGTGGGGTATAATTACGCATGGCTAATGTAGATACAGAACTTACATGGAATGGTGATAACGTAATAAAGAATGTTAACGCTGGAACAATTAAAGCTTTGATTAGATCAGGGTCTATTGTTAAAACTTCGGCTAGATTAAAAGTTCCTGAAGATGATGGAATATTAAGAGGGTCTATAGTTAAAGAGCTTGATAGATCTAAGTTGACTGAAACCGTATCAACTAATATGGATTATGCAGCTTATGTTGAGTTTGGAACTGGTAGATTTGCAGAAGGTGGTGGTGGTCGAACAACTCCATGGGTGTATAAACATCCTAAGTTTGGTTTTATTAGAACAGTAGGACAAAAGCCACAGCCATATATGCGTCCTGCATTAAAAGAGAATATAGATAAAATAGAGAAAATCTTTATTTCAGAGGAGAATAAAGCACTTGGCAAATGATCCGTATACAACCTTAAGAGCTATATTGCAAAGTAACTCAACTATAACCGCATTAATAAGTGTCTATAATGGAACATCCATTCCTTTGATAGCTTACGATACTTTAGAGGAAACGGAAACGAGTTTACCAGCTTTGGTTATATCTCCAGATACAGGAATAACAGAGAACTTTCTTAACGATGATACTTTCTTGTGTAATTGTTATGCAGAGAAAAAGAGGGATTCTTATCTATTAGCAAAGACGATAGTTAAAGAATTAAACCAGTGTGATAGTGGAATTAATGGATATCAAGCCAGAACAACAGCAAAGATATTAATATCTATTACTTCCCCATCAGGAAACGAAACAAACACACCCGTAGAGATACGGATAGTAAATATTTTTAATTAGGAGGCGTTATTGTGGGACAAGGCGCAGTACAGTACACAGAAGACCAAAGGCTCGGAAGTGTTGAAATGTTCATCTCTGATTATGGGGATACATCATTTACAAGTCTAGGGATAGGGGAAAGTTTCGCATACGCTGAAAACATTACGCCTCTTGATGGAACACCGGATAACGGGGTTAAACCAATAGCACTTGATGGTATCGCAGATCAAGACATAGACGTAAGTGGTACATTGTGGACTTACAAACTGTCATTAATTAGTCAGCTACGTGGTGAAATTGATGATTTCACAACTAGTGCCGTAACAGGTGAAAGACGATTAGGATCTGGTGGTAAAGTAGCTCAAAAGGCTGTAATCATTAAAGCTGTAAACAAGACAGAAGCATTTGCAACGGCTCAAGATGTAGCAGACTGGGTAACAACTCCATCGGCTAACCCTGTAACGTTCGCATTGGGTGATAAGATTCTTAGGGTTATGACAACAACCTTCTTTAAAACTGTATTTCAAACAGGTGAGAATATCACTTATACAGCAGACAAAGACGGAAATCCTATAATGAAATATCCATTCACTATGAAAGGTGATGAAGATGCAACTATTACAGATGGATCTGGTAACTTATTCGAGAGAGTCGAAACAGTAGAAGTGCCAGCATAATTTATTATTTTTGTGGCTCGGTTGGCGTTCTCCGGCTGGGTCACTTTTAGGAGAACAAATGAACGGACATAATGAACCCTTTAAATATTTATGGTTGGGGAATAAAAAACTAGATATTTCCAATGTATCCCAGGGTAGGATTGATATTGCTTCCGAGATATGGAATACAACTATAGCTGAAGAGATAACTTTAAATGAAAAAGAGCAAGAGCAAGTTAAAGCCGTAAAAGATGATTACGAAAGAGCTACCTTTGCAATAGCATTGAATACTAAAAAGAAAAACAAACAGATAAAAAAGATGATAGAAGAAATAGGATTATATCTTATGAGACAGGATTTCATCGTTTTAAAGCGTAGATATTCTTTTATCAAAGCTTGTCTGGAATATATAAAAAGATACTTGCTGAGAGTTCGATTATTCAAGACTCTTAATAAAGATCAGTATGAAAAGTTTGAGGATTGGATTTCTATAATTCTTACAGGTAAAAAAAAAGAAGATATAGAGAGACAAAAGGGGATTCTGGATCTACTGGACGAGATGGTGCAAGAGCTAGAAAAGAAAACAAACTTAAATCCCGAGAAATGTTTGGAATTATTACAGACATCAGTCAAGGGGATAGTAGAGGAATTGACCAACTCTATACCAGACCACCAAGCATAATTATTGCAATGTGGCAGGATTTACAATTCCCGAACTGGTATGACAGGGGTCAAAGTGATAACAAAAACGGTGAAAGCGACGCTGACACATTCGAGAGAATAATGAAGGAATCGGGGGCAAGTATAAATGGCAAACCTAGCTGACTTAGTTGTAAGTATAGTAGCTCAAACAAAACAGTTTGATAAAGCAATACAGGACACTAAAAAGAAAACTGAAGGTGTTGAAAAAGGCATCAAGAAAACTACTCAAACGATTAAAGGTCTGGTTGCTGGTGTTGCCGTAGCTGCATTAGTTGCAAAGATTGGTCAAATAGCTGACGCCTCTATCCAAGCAGCTAGTGACGCAGAAGAAGCAAACGCAAAGTTTAACACAGCATTCGAGGGTATTGAAACCAAAGCAGCAGAAACAGCGGAAGCATTAGCGAAAACTTATGGACTCGCTAGACAGGAATCAGAGAAACTACTTGGTGATACTGGAGATTTATTGAAGGGTTTTGGTGCTACAGCTACAGGAGCATTGGATTTCAGTAATGAGATCCAGGAGTTAGCGGTTGACCTTGCATCATATAACAATGTAGTTGGTGGAGCAGAAAGAGTATCAAGGATCTTAACAAAGTCAGTATTAGGAAACAAAGACGGACTGTCCGAATTAGGTGTTTCTCTACTTGATGTAGATATTAAACAGGAATTAGTTAGAACAGGACAAGACAAGTTAACAGGACAAGCTGGTAAACTTGCCAAAGCACAAGCAACATTTACATTAATACTACAACAAACAGGTGACGCACAGGGTGATTATATTAGAACTTCTGACGGGTTCGCCAACAAGACAAGAGCAGCAGAAGCAGCAGTTAAGGATTTACAGGTAGAACTAGGTAGGACGTTATTACCAACAGCTACAAGTGTAAGTTCTATATTTGGAGAGTTAACAGGTAAACTAGCTGACTATATAAGGGAAATAAACAACCTTAGAGAAGCAGAAAGAGCGTTAGAAGCTGGGGAAGCAACAAGACAACAAGAGTTATTGTCACTTAAAAGCAAACAGGAATTAATAGAAGAAACAATAAAGAATCAAAAAGTAAGCCTTGCCCTTAAAGATGCTGAATTATTAAAAGCTGGAATAGTTATATCTCAGGAAGATAAAGCAAACTCTTTAGTAGGGAAAGCTATAGCACAAAATAAGATTAAGTTAGATTCTTTAAATAGACAAATCAAAACAATTGAAGCTTTAGCATTAGAAGAAAAGAAAGCAGCAGATGACAAAGCTAAATCTGATGCAGAAAGAAAAATATCAGACCAAGATAAAGAGCAGCAACAAAAAATAGAAGAAAAACAACTTAAAAATAATCTTGTTTTGATAGACAATATAATAAAAGCAAGTAAGGCAAAAATAGAAGTTATAGACGAAGAAATTGCAATATTAAATAATCTAGAGGGTTTAACTGACGATCAACAGTCGAAACAGTTGCAAGCTATAAAATTATTACAGGCTGAAAAACAAACAATATTAGACGAAGAAAGAGCAACCAGAGAAGCAGATTTTGCAGATAGGCTAGCCAAAGAAAATGCAAATAATAACGCTGTTTTTGAGTTGACAGAAGCTTTATCAGACAAAGAATTAGAAGACGCTAAGAAATTAAAAGACGATAAAGAAGCTCTAAGAAATGAATTAATAAATAATGCTCTTAGTGTGGCAAACAGTATACTGCAAATATCCAGCAGTCTAGCGGATGGTGAAATAGCTGATTTACAACGTGTAGCAGATGCTAGGATAGCTGCTTTAGCTCTTGAAACAGAACAAGAAGCGGCATTAAGTTCATTTAAAGACGCACTATCAACGGAAGATTTAGAAAGGTCTATAATTGAAACAACAGCAAAAATAGCAGATTTAATTGCAATAGGTGACGAAGATAGCATACAAACGGCAGATGAATTACAAAGAGATTTAGATAACTCCGCAGAATTATTGCGCCTTGATGATTTAGCTGTAACTTCAAGACAGGAAAGGGCTGATAGTATAGACCAGATAGAAAAAGATTTAGCACAAGAGAAATATGAAATAGAATTGGCTCAGTTTAAAGCAAATAAAGCATTGGCAGCTTTGCAAGTGGCGGTTAACACAGCTGTTGCAGTTTCTAATTTATTATTGTTCCCACCGTTGGCAATAGCAGCAGGAGTAGCAGGGTTAGCACAAATAGCAGCAATAACAAGCCAGCCCGAACCACCAAGACCAGCATTTGCTAGAGGTGGAACTGTAACGGGGGCAACATCTATTATTGCAGGTGAAGACAAAGGGGACGTATTATTAGGCATGGGGGCAAAGGGATCTCCATTAATAGAAGAATTAGCAACACGGATTGCATCAAAAATAGGATCAGGTGGTGGAACAATAATAAACCTTAACGGTAACGGCATATTCTCAAAGAGAGACTTAGATGACTTTGCTAGGAAATTAAGACCGTCATCAGTTAAAGAAGATCAAAGATTAGGAGCGAAAGTATAATGGCAGTACAGATATTAAAACTAGGGCTATCAGGTGCAGAGTCAACACTACCTACAGAGTCACGAATCAATGATGGTGGTCAAGATACATTTAAGTTTGTATCGGGTGAATCTGCAAACGGTTCATTGAAAGTCGATGTAATAGGAACTAAACAAAACTTTTCTATCTCATGGGGTGTAATGTCAGAGACAGACTTTGACGCTCTAAAGGCAATATATGCTCTACAACTAACCGGATCTTTCCTTAGTTACATATTCACAGATGAAGCCGGAGCAGAAACAACGGTAGAGGTATTCATGCAACCACCAACACAAGGATCATTAATCCAGAAAGATGTATACTATAGTAATGCGATAACAATAACGATGCAGGAGACATAATGTTAAGTACAAGTGCAGAGTATCAAACTAAAATTAACTCACCTATAAGAAAGCTATTCAGTAAAGTAGTAATCAATTATACAGATCCTTTATTAGATCCAACAATAACCGGATCAAGTGCTGATAATAATTATATATCATATCCTAATCAGATGGTTAACGGTCGTACTATTATGACTCATAAATGGGGAGAACTAGACGGGCAATTTATCCTTGATGGATCTTTCAAACTATGTGCATCAACAGAAGAGAGCGCCAACTTCAACGAACATGGTTGGTGGTCTGCAAGTCGAGCCGATGGATCAGGGGTTATTGATGCAACAGGTCAAGTGGATTATTCATCGCGTAAAGTATCAGGGGCTTTTGTAGCTTTTGACAGTAAACTTATAGAGTACGGTGTTGACTATACTATTAAGTTTTATGATGGTGTGTCATTAATACACACAGTGACAGAGACAGGAAACGCATTAACAGAGGTACAATATACTTTTACTCAGATATCAGATATAGATAAAGTAGTTCTTAACATAACTAAATGGAGTGAACCTAATACAGTTGTTAAAGTAGCAGAGTTTACGACACAGGTAATAGAAGAGTATACAGATGAAATATTATGTAATTGGAGCGTTATAGAGGAAAGGGAAATATCTAACGATGGATTCATCCCTACGGGTGCTATATCTTCCTCACAAGCTACCGTGTGCCTATCTAATGCTAACGGTAGACCCTTTGATGCTAATAATATAACAAGTCGTTTAAATGGTCTTGTTAAGCCTAACGCACTAGTTGAAATATACTTAGGCGTAGACACTGCATCAGGAATAGAATATCAACCAATGTTTACCGGATGGACAACAGAGTGGGATGTACCCGAAAAGAGCGTAGAAGCTACAACTACAGCAAGAGATAGACTTAATTTACTAACACAGACTAATATAACTACTGATGTCATTAAAGGGGATACTTTCTCTGATTGGTTTGAAACTGTACTAAATGATGCAGGGTTAGCAAATACAGAATATGATATAGACACAGATCTTAACGGCAGTGACTATATAGTACCTGTAGGATGGATGCAGGGCGAAAGTCATAGAAGAGCATTAGAATTGCTTGCGGAGGGCTGTAACGCTACGGTATACGTGGGTAGAGATAAATTAATCTATGTTAAGAAGCTAGATAATTTCAGCGGTTCAAGTGTTCAAACATTTACACGTGATGATTACTCTGATAAGGACAATCAACCAGCTTATGGAAACGTAGTTAATAATATAACTGTAATAACTTCTCCGGTAGTTGAAAACGTTAATGAGGTGGTATACGAAACAGGGTCAACAGATCCCGAAGATATTGAAGCTGGAGCAAACACAACTCTTTCAAGTGGTTATACTGTAGGAACATTTTCAATGGTATTAGTTTCAGCATCGGGATTTGCTACAAGTGATAGTATTATTGTTGGAAGTGCAAAATATAGAATAAACACTATAATTACTAACACAATAACAGTCTCATTATTATCTGGAACAGATGCAACATTACCATCAGGAACAGCAGTAACAAAAGTACAAAGCTATACTATTACTTTTAATACTGCGCCTGTAGAAATACAAAACGCTTATCCTTCATCTGATATAGAAGTTTTCCCACCATCTCCAGGGGTTACGGTTACCGGATACGCTCCTTATTCATGGGGTTCAGTTGTAGAAGTAACAAACGCAAACGGAACACCGGAAACATTCGAGCTTAAAGCAACAGGATCTACTTTTACGGTAGCAGGGCAAAAGGCCGTTAATAGAACAGATACAACCTCTATTGAAGAGAATGGAGTGGTTGCGTTTAGATATCCTGAGAATAGATTTTTGCAGAATAAAGTATTAGCAGAAGATATTGCAGACGATTCACTTGCAAGCTTTAAAGATGCACAACGTGATTTAAACCTATCGTTTGATGTAGGTGGTAATCCTGTGATAGAATTAGGTGATACAATAACAGTAACAGATTTATATACAAGTAAAGAATACAAGGTAATATCTCAGGATATATCATACAATGGTGGCTCTGGTGTCACACTAAAAGGAAGGGTTTAAATGGGTGCTTCATGGATAGTTCCACAAGAAAACTACGGGGCTGGTGATGGTTGGGGTTTTGCTGATGCAAACGCTATAAACAATAATTTAGATTATATACGTAATCAAGATGCTACATTTTTTAATGTAAAAACAATAGAATCAACAGGTGTATCACCTCAATTCATTATTAATAGATCAGAGCAAACTAACCAAGGTTTTTCTATTCAAGCGGGTGGAGGCTTAACGGCTTTTGAGTCAAGAGAAGGAACAGGATCGGTTTATGGTGAATATTCTTTTAAATCTTCAAAAGGTGCGAGTGTAATAACTATTGCAACTATGTATGAAACTGGTATGAGTCTTAATAATACTTTTAGTGTTGTAAGAACTGCTGATTCAAACGCGCTAACAACGTTGGATCACGAAGCAGGGGCAAGTAGATTTATCGCTAAGAATCTAGGAGGTGCTAGTTATTCTTCATACTTATTCCAAACTGAAAATAATTCAACTGTCAAAACATTAGCAACATTAAAAGAAGATGGATTATTCCTTAATAAATTAAGTGTTGTAAGAACTGTTGATTCAAATGCATTGACTACAGTAGACCATGAAGCAGGAGCAAGTAGGTTTACAGCTAAAAATCTAGGGAGTGCTAGTTTTTCTTCATATATATTTGACACTCAAAACAATGCAACAACGAAAGCCCTTGCAACACTTGATGAAGATAATTTAAGCTTAAATGTAGGTATAAACCCTACTACTACACCTACAAGTGGTACATGGACAACAAACACTACTATCCCTAGAGGGCAATATAATTATACTGTCACAACAAACCCTTCATCTGGAATCATAAATATACTTCATGGAGCTGATAGGATTACAAGTATGTCATCAAGTGCTGGTGGTGGTTCAGTATATTCAGATGGAACAAATGTTGTTATCAACTTTGACTCTGCAACGGGAGGGACTGTTACATATTGGAAGTATTAATATTTAATCAACGTATGATATATGTACGTTGATTCTTCCCTGACAATAAGAGTATCCTTTGTCCATTGATGTATTCTATATAACGATATCCAATCATTGTTATTTTCAATATAAATAAATCTAGATATAATTTTGTATTCATATTTATTAGACGTGCTATTACTCTCTATAAGTATATTGTCATCTACAAAAGTAAAAGAACTCAGCCCTTTCCATTTGCCATAATCGTAATACTCCTGATCCAAAGCACACCCCATAAACAACACAACTAATATAATCAATACTTTCATTCTCTCTCCTCCAAATTATTCTTCTCTATATATTCCAACTCTTAAACTATTTGTAGCTGATAATAATTCCTGTTTAACTATTTCTCTAATGTTAAACTCTAACATAAATCTATCATTCATAACATTAAAATCTTTCTTTAGCTTATCTATATTACGCTTCTTATTTAATAGTCTCCATCTCTTCATCTTATACTCCTATTTAAACAAATTGATCTAATTCAGTATATAGTTGATCATTAATCCAATCTTTCATTAATCCTAATAACTCAATCTTCTTTTTATCTGTTAATTTAAAATATTCAGCGTTTACTTTAAATATCTCCGTGTTGTCGTACTTAACTTTATGTTCAATTACTGTTATTTTACTCATACTATCTCCTATTATTTATTATTAATGTTCTTTTAGATTTAATCATTTTATATGATTCCGTTGCACCATTTGATAATTGCCTAAAACAATACTTAGGAAATCCACGCCTAATCCCAACTATCTTATCATTTACCAATACATAATGTTTATTCACTCTCTTCTCCTTATACGCTTATACTGTTAACTCATAGGTTAACTTATCCCTTATACCCTCCTTAGAGGGCTGTACAATCTATTGAATATCTATTCTTGTTCTATCTATCTGTTGTATAGTTTCAATTACACCTTTAGCATAGAATATTTCTTCTTTTGTATAATTAGTGCCATATTCTCTATTTATTATATTAGCTTTATGTTGAGATGATTTCCAAGAAAAACCAAATGTCATAACAAGAACTATCCCTACAAATGTAACCAATCCACAAAGAGTTGATAAAATCATTAAAAAAATACTGCCATTACTCTCGGAAAAATACCCAAAACGATAGTCAATATTAAACACAAAACCGTCCCTATAATTAATTCTAACATATTATTATTACCCCTTTAACCTAATGGCTTATAGTTTATTTTTTCTAAGAACTCAAAAAACTCATTTTTAGCATTCATTCTCCATTCATCATCTTTCTCTATTTTGCTATCTTGATATATAATAAAAAGATGCTCTAAATAGTTGGTAGCTAAAAAATCTACAGCTCTAACATTGCTAATGTCTCCCATTCTAGATTTTACAAACTTAATAATCTCTTCTGTTCTCTCTGTTACTTTTATAGTCATAATATCTCCTTAATAATCTAATATCATTCTAATACGAATATCATAAGACAGTCAAGCAATATAATAATAAAATCATAACATATCAAAACCACTACACAAAGGTTTACTATTTTTAATATCAATAGTATAATTTAAGGGTCAAAGAGATTTATCACCTCTATACAATGACAACAGAGCTACTTTAAAATACAGAGAGTTATATTAACTTTTCTAATCGTTTATTAAGTAGTGGCGGTGTTTATGGGTGATAGCATAAAGAAGAGAGGTTAATATAGCTTTTTTCTATTTATACCCTTTGACTGTCTGGGTAGTATATAAGACGGGACACTAAACATGGAAACAGGTGAGTATGAGGTGGTGAGCCTACCGCAAGGGAATTAGACCAATAAGTATGCCAAAGTTAATATAGTGAGGTTCTATTGATAACCGTCAAGCCGATTAAGCTAAATTAAATAGCTTTTGGGGTGTTCCTAATTCTTGCTGGTGTTTTAGGTAGTATGCTCTACATGATTGTAAAAGTAATAGTTAGTATATATGGCTGGTACTGATTGTATTATTAATTATTTTTATAGGAGATAGATATGAAGAATACAAATATTACTATGTTTTTAAACGGTGTTTGTGTTGGTTTATTTATAGCTGTAATAATAGCTTATGTATAAGGAGAATAGAATGTTAACAAAAGAAGAAGTAGTTAAAAAATTTGGTGATGTAGAATTAAAGTTTTGTAGGTATTACAAGTATTCATTTTATTACAAATGTTTTGAATTAACAGGCATGTATAGATTTGAGGCAAGTTTTGGAGGATCTAGTGAAGATATATATAAATCAGAAGTTACACCACAAGAGGCAATAAAAGTAAGTTCTTTTGAATGGGAGTTTTCAGACTTAAAGATATATGATGGTGAAGAATTAGTATTTGAATGGGAAGATGACACATATTAATTAAGAGTGATTAAACTAGGTGTACCCTAATCACCAACAAGAATATAGTATTTAGTAGTTAATAAGTATTAATATATAAAGGAGTAATAGTATATGAAGTTAGAAGTAGATGAAGATTATGGATTTATTCTAAAAGAGGTTTATGGTGGATTTACATTACAAACAGCAGAAGGCAATAAATTATCAATTTGCATGAGAGATGATACTTTTGAAATAAACATGTATAAGAAAGACAGTACAAATAATGACAATTGGCATAGATTGAATTATGAAGATTTCACAATAAATAAAATGTAAATAGGTTTAGATTGAAAGGAGAGAATATGAAGATAATAAAAGAAGAATTGTTTAGATCAGAAGCAAAGAATATAAGCGATGATTACGATATGGCTAGGGTAACAATCGATATGAGTAGGATTGAATATAAAATGCTTAGACTACAAATAAACAGAGATATTAAAAATAAATAAGTAATATAAAGGAGAATAGAATGAAAGACGGAAATAGGTTTATAGATATTATGCATGTAATCATTGGTTTTGTATTTGGAATAGTTGTTATGGTTGTAATTATGGATGCAACGGGATTTTTTAATTTAGGGTAAAACCTGATAGATAGACTAACCCCTTAACCCATGTTATACTCTAAAAAAATAATAGGAGCATACATTGGAACGAATGACATTACCGGAATACCTGGCAAAGATTACACTAGAAGAGGATAACCGAACACACAACATAGAGGTTAATAACCCTGAGAGATACAAAAAAGAGGCGTACGAGGACAACACATCTCGAGCCGTATCAATGGACTATCCAACTCATAGAAGACGGGTTTTAGTTCGTTCTTTAGCAAATCTAAGACATAGAGAGTTTGCACATGGAGAAGTATATGAAGATGAAAAAGCTATTCTTACAAGTCAGATGTTGGATGAAGACATTGCAGCCGTTGAAGAAGGTGTTACCGTCTACGGATGGTGGAATATATAATAAAATAATATCGGGTGTAGTCTTTGTTATTGCATCCTTTAATTTAATAAGAGGTATTTTTGAATGTATGGATTTATCAAGAATACTAACTCACACAATACCTCTTTTTGTTATATCCTTACTATTACTAATTCTCAATAAGAAAATGATATTCTCTATTTGTTTTTTAATTATAGGGATATTTAGTGCAACGCTTAATGAAGAAACCGGTAATTATGCAGGAGCTATATTTTATGCTTTCTCCTTTTTATTGGTAGGTAAGATTTATTACGCGCCAATAGTTTCAATAATCACAATAATTACCATATCTATTAATTCATATCTGAATGACCTTAGTTTTAACACAACTATAAATCTTGTATTTGCTTATTTTGTAATTTACGTAATATTCTATATATTGATTTATAGGAAAATAAAAGAACTTGAAAAGAAACTTTTACAGAAGAAGCTAGACCAGAAAACCAATATAGATGCAATTGGAATTAACCAGGAAGAGAAAGCCATATTAAAGCTATACTGTAGAGGCTATAACTATGAAAGAATATCAAAAACACTTAGCTTAAATATAGCACCCTCAACAGTTAGACGTAAAATAAAAGCTGTAAAAGATGATTATCATGATAGGATTACCGGATCAGATGACAAGAGTATACAAATAAACGATGCTCAATTTGGTAAATGGCTGTTCACATCGGTATAAATGGACAATAGCACTACATATAGTGTATAATCAAATTAAATTTATGATAGCATTAGTTGTTCGACATTATGGCTCGGATAGCTAAGGTTATTCGGGTCTTTCTTTTATGGAGGCTCTATGGAGAGTATAGATAAAATGCTAATTAATGATAAAACGAGGGTTATACTTTCATTCGCAAATATTATTGTATTAGCTGTAGTAGTTTGGCAGGGAGCCACGGCATATAATAAAATTGAGAATAAGATCAATAAAAACTCTGAACTGATTATATATAACACTTCAGATATAAGCGAAAACAAAATTGATATTGAAAGTAATTCTGATGATAATATTGAAATTAAAGTTAGTGTTGCAGGAATAAATGTAAACCTAGAAAGATTGATATTTTCCGTTGATAGGTTAACGGATCAAAGCATAAATAAATAGACATAGGAGTCGAACACTATGATTTTACAAACAGACAGAAGATTAAACAAAGACATTAACGGCTTCGGCTGTTACTTCATGAGTATCATGTTCCTGGTAAATAAGTATACCGGACTACAATTGTCAACGGTGACATTGGGTCGTATCTTTACTGAATGCGTAGGACTTGGATACATTGAAAACAATCAGACATACAGAGCGTTTATCAACTCATCAGAAAAGATATTCAACCATCTAGGTTTAAAAGTTAAATACAATGACAGACACGATCCTCCTAAATATAAATGTACCCGGGATGAAATAGAAATACTTTGCCTTAAGTATGAATGGGGTAAACATTTTGTAGTTGGAGATGGTAGAGGAAACATTGCGTATAATCCAATGGGTAGAACTCAATCAGGTTATGTGCTGCAATCAAAAAGGATATTTAAACTATTATGAGTGAAGAAAAGAGAGGAGAATACAAATGAAGAGTAAAAATGGATCATGGTGGATTATATTATTAATGGTGTTAGCTGTTGTAATAGTGGTTAGTTTATGGGTGTTTTGTCCTGTAATAGTTTTAAATATTGTAGTATCTGCAATAGAGTTTGTATGGTTATTTATCTTATTTAAATTATACAACTGGGATGGCGAGGGATTTATACAATGAGCTTATTAAATGAAGATAATGGAAATGCATCACTAACCAGATTAATCACTCTTATGATAGTGTCAGTGGCATTGTGTACAGGAATAGGTCTTGCTATAGCTAGCAAACTTGATGCTAATGGTGTTGCCTTGGTATTGGGTGAATTAGGGCTTGCAATTACTGGTAAAACAGTATCTAAGAAGCTGGAGGCGTAGATGTATGTTAAAGCGATTATTATTATTAGTGTTATTGTTATTCTCTTTGTTATCTACTTGTTATGCAGAAAGAGTCCTAACGGATCAGGCATACAAAAGATTACTAGAACTACAGACGAACTCGGAAAGAATAACAGCAGAAGACAAAGCAACGATATCGGAATTAACAACGACATTGAGTCTATTGAAGAAAAAGCAGGAGATCTCAGAAGAAATAACGGCACTAGATCAGATATTGATAGAGAAACAAGAGAAATCCTTGAAGGTGCAACATACCGAAACAATACTGACAAAGATATATAATTTCTTCCAGGGTATCGTTATCGGTATGTCCATATCATTAGCTTTATATTATGCTAACGTTTAATCCTTTCTTAGTGAATTAACTCTTTGACCTATCATAAACGCTGATTCAACATCTATATTCTTATTAGATAGATAGGTTAGCGTATTTATTAAAACGTCTACAGCTTCACCTATTTCAGTATCTTTGATATGTCCAGCATATTTATATAGAAACCTTATATCATCTCTCTCGTTAGCTATACGCTTTAAGTCGTTGGTATTCTTCATTGGTTCGGCTGTGATAAGCTCTATTACTTCACTTTGCAAGTGTCTTAGAATGGATCTATCATCTAATGGAATACATCGTCTTATAGCGTTCTCTCTAGCTATCTTTGTTTGTTTATTTAAATCTATCAATCTTCTATCTCCTTTTTTGAGTATGAATTGAACAAGCCTGAAATTGTAAAAGCACATAATGCACCTATATACCAATATTTTATAGATTTTAAATCCACATCTACATTAAGTAGAACACATGATATTTTTAACAATACAACTTGTATTGTTACCATAATAATTATTTTCTTCATTCAATCCTCCTTAATTAATTTATCAATACCAATACTATTATTACTAATATGACAAATATTATACTTATCCACGTAGGAGCTAATACCCATCCCCATGTCCATGTTATACTGCCAACTAATTTCAGTATAATAAAAACTATTTGCAATACACTAAAAAATCCTAAACCACCACTTCTACTATTATTATCGCTCATTCAATCCTCCATTAAGTAATCAATTATACTGTGAAATACTCATCTAAGATTTCAACAGGGTAGCTATTAACTTCTCCATATCTCTCATCAGGTATCTTTCTTAATTCCATATCATTACTAAGTACCATCTTTCTCAACTCTCGACCGTGCATTGCCAATTCAGATCTATTTGTTTTAATCTTATGTAAAGAGCAATAAGCAAGTAAAGAAAAGTAATCCTCTTTTGGTGCCTCAATAGATAATTGTGGTTTAGATATACCTTTAATCTCATTCAACATTGTTGTCATAAATATTTGTTGTTGATCCATCATCATTTTAAACATTTGCATAGTTTGCATAGCCACATCATTATTGACCTCAGTTTTGAGTTCAACATTATTTCTCTTAGGTAGCTTGTCCATTATTTTGTAACATTCTACTTCCTGGTAATCTTTTGCCATTCCTCTTTTTTCAGCTCTCTTGTTTGGAAACAATTGATTTGCTATTTTCCTAACAGTATTGTCAGAGCATCCGGCTATGTCTGCTATTTGCCTTGCTGTCATTTTTCCACCTTTTTATAGTGATATCCCTTGGAACAATCCCCCATCCCCTCGGCTTTCTGAAAATCAATATTACAAATACATTGCTGTGTTATTTCACAAGCTGCACACTTATGTTGACCGTTAAGCTCTTTGTCGCTTACTCTTTCATATTCTTTATTCATGCTTTTAGATTCTCCATATCTCTTTTAATAGAAGCCATATCATCACTAATCTTAACAACACTTTTCATTCCATTATTATATTCTGTCTCCATTGATTCAAACTTTTTTTGTAATTGTTCTATCTTTATATCGTTGTCTGATTTTCTTGACCAGATGAGTTTATGATTGTTTTCATCACCAATTGTATTATAGTTACATCCACTATTACTTTTAATATAAACACTAAAAACTTTTGTAATTATAGTTTCAGAATCTTCTAAGTTCATCCATGAGTGTAAATCTTTAATCATCCAGCCATCATTAATGTAAAGGTATCTACCTAAATATCCTGTATCATTATTATCTAACTCTACTATCATTCCTGCTTCAAGTGTTGGCATTTCATTCATATCTTTCTCCCTTCTGTTTAATTCTTCTTTGAATAGTTCGTAATGTAATTCTGCATCACGTCTAGATTTACAATGACCGTTACCAGTAACACTGTTACTAAAAGGGCATCTGTTATCTAGACACATAATACCGCGGCATGGAAGATTTTCACCTTTCCTGTATCCCTCGATTGCATATCTTAACTCTTCCGTACTAATACCACTAAAATCAAGCTTCACTTCTTTCTCCTCTTTAAATATTGTTGAGTGGTCACCACAATTATATTTAGGATCACCATTGTATTTTAAACATAATGCATCACAATTCTTTTCATCTGAGTTATTGCCCTCTCCGATGCATCCAACACAGCTTTCAGCATTATCCGTATGTACATCTATTATCTTCATGCGTTCCCCTCTTCTATAAACTTCACTACATCCTCTCTTTTATATCTAATAATACCAACAACTCTAGTTTCTATTAGACCCTTCTTTTCTACCCAGTTCTCTATTGTTTTTGTAGATACACCAAAGTAGTTTGCTACTTCTTTTTTACTCATTAAATCTTTCATGCTTTCAATGTACACCTTATTTGCAATTCGGTCAAGTTCTTTATATTTCTTTTATTTTACTTGACATAAAAACTTTGTAAGTATAATATTAAGGCAGGAGTTAAGAGATGGAAGATACTAATTTAGAAAAAGACATAATGGGGCGTGTTTATGATATGCTTAAAATGAATGGTTGGGGTGATACTAATATTGAGTTAGCAATGGCAGAAGGTTTAATAAAAATATCTTTTGAGTCAAAAAAGTACGGAAAGGTTTATTCTTCACAATCACCAGTAGGAATTAAATAATGGATATAGAGATAATACCAACACCAGACAAACCATATATCAATGATGAGAGATTAACCTCAAGATATAATGAGTTGGTTGAAGTATTTAAATGGGGCGATGATAAGAACGCTCAAAAGAAGATTAAACAGTGTATTGATAATCATTTAACAGACGCTTATCAATCAGGTCAAATGAATACTAGAGCAGAATTAAACATAACTATAGCAAAGCAACGACAGAGAATAAAAGAGTTGGAGGAGAAATATGAACCAAGACAAAAAGATCAAGATAGAGGATACAAAGCAAACAGATACTCTGGAGACTAGACCTTTAGAGGGTGAGGTAACTTGCTTTCACTGTTCAAAGGTACAAACTTACGAGGAACTATTGAAAAATGGTTATTGTATGCAATGCGGAACTAATTTAATAGGAGAATTATTTTAATGGATATATTAAGTAAAATACAAGAGGAATTAAAAGCACCTAAAAATCAACGTAACAATTTTGGTAAATACAACTATAGAAGCTGTGAAGATATTCTTGAAGGGTTAAAAGCACCATTAAAGAAATATGAATGCAGTGTTATATTGACTGACGATATTGTTATGGTAGGTAACCGTATATATGTCAAATCAACTGCTACACTAAACGGCATAATGAAGGATTTAGCAGGGGAATCAATGCAAGTAATTGCAGAAGCAACAGCATTTGCAAGGGAACCAGAGAGTCAAAAGGGTATGAATGAAGCCCAAATAACAGGCTCAGCAAGTTCTTACGCTCGTAAGTATGCATTGAATGGTTTATTTGCAATTGATGACTCTAAGGATGCAGATACAAACGAACATCAAGAGAATGCTAACAATAGACCTAAACAGAATGTTAATGATAAACCTGTTACAAAGGTAGATCCTAAATCAGTAGTAACAGAGATTACATCTAATATAGTAAGGTCTTATATAACTAGTCCAAGATTTGCCGAGTCAATAGAACTACAGGATATGAAAAAAGCATTAAATGATAAATCTTTATTGCCTAATCAATACTTAATAGATGAACTAATAAAAGAGTATGGTTCTTTAAATGCCTGAGTTCTACATAAAGAAAGGTCTTGCTGATGTGTTGCTTAAAGAATGGATTGAGCAGCACAAAGATGAGCCTTTTGTTAGGGTCAATATAGAAGTGGAATCTAAACACGATAGAATAAGAAGATCATTTCACGCCTTGATTAGAGAATGGTTTTTATCTGGTGAGTTTTCGGCTAACGGCAGCGACATTAGAAGCTACGAGAAACTTAGGAACTATTACAAATTATCAGGGTGTGATAATAAACCAGAATATTATATCTACAAGTCAAATTACTATAAGACTACTGAGGAGCTTAAAGCAAACATTGATGCAGATTTTAATATTAATAATGTATCAATAGAGCCTAGAAGCTGGACTGATATGACTAAGAAACAAAAGAGTTTAGCACTAGATACTTTATTAACTGAAATAAGATTGTCTATGACTAACAATCAAAAAGTATTATCCTGGGTACAAAAAATAACCCATGAAATGTAGGAGAGATAATGAGTGAATTAACAGGGAAGATTAGAGTCAGGATAGGGTTTAATAAAAAGTTAATTGTACAGGTTGAAGAGGATAATCAACATACTGATTGGAGAGATATGTCAACAACAACCTTTAGAATTTACAGAGATGCAAAGATCGAAGATCTAACAGAATTAGATATGTTGAAACTAGGAGAATAGAATGAAAGATATTAAAATAAGAGTAACCAACAAAATGTTTAACCTTGCAGTAATAGACCACACTATATATTTAGGCTATAAAGCAAACGAGACAACAGCAGCTTACTTACTTGACGCTGATTACTTCCTTGTAGCTCATAACCAGCCTGTTCGCTGGTGTTTAGAGGATATATTTAATACAGCTGATAGTTATGAGGAAATGACAGATATTGAGTTTATTAAATATGGGGGTGAGGATTGACCAACCTTGAAAAGATAGAAGCAGACGAATCCAAGCATCAACGGATACAAGATAATAACTATTGCTGCGAGGTATGCGGTAAACGGTTCGGATCTAGTAGTTTACAGCTTGCCCACCGTATAAGCGCCAGTAAACACAACATATCAGAGTACGGGCGTAAAGTTATGTATCACCATGATATGATGGTATTGACTTGTGATAAGTGCAACAGCTCAGTTTTAATCAATAGAGCTAGTAACCCAATAGAAGCACAAGCGTTGATAGAAAAGATAATAGAAGATATAATAATTAGATAACAATAGGAGGATATCATAATGGAAGATATCAACAATTTAACAATCATAGGTAATTTAGTAAAAGACGCCGAATTAAAGTACACTAATTCTGGAACAGCAATAACAGGTTTGACAATTGCTGTGAATAGATCAGTTAAAAAAGGCGATCAATGGACAGAGGAAGCTAGTTTTTTCGATGTATCATTATGGGGTAAGCGTGGAGAATCATTAAACCAGTATCTACAGAAAGGAATTAAGATAGCAGTATTAGGATCTTTAAAACAAGATAGATGGGAAAGTGATGGACAGAAGCGGTCGAGAGTTGTAATCATGGCTAACAACATTCAATTGCTTGGTGGTAAAAAACAAGAGTCTAACCAGGGTAACTACCAAAATAATAATAGTAATGGTAATAACAATAATAAACCATCTTATCAAGGCAATAATGGTAACTATGGAAACACAGATAAAGATATACCATTTTGATACCTAAAACTTATACACTCCCTCTCAATGGCTGGAGTGTATCATCTAAGAAAAGAACATCACTTAATCTTAATAACTATCGTAACTGGCATTATCAAACGTCTAACAAGATTAAAAAGCAAGTATATGAATATTTATTACAGTATCAATTCAAAGTACCGGAAACATTTAAGATCCATTTCACTCTATACTTTAAAGATAAGCGTAGACGGGATCTAAGCAACCTTGAGAGCGTAGCAAATAAGTTTATCCTGGATCACCTGGTACAACGTGGAGTTATTAAAGATGATGATTACACCCGTTATCAAGGTTATACTGTAGAGTTTGGTGGTATGGCAGAAGAAAACTATATAGAATTCAAGTTTGTATAGTGGTTTGTTAAGTAGTTTTATTGGGGTTAGTAAAATAATTCCTCTAAAACTATTTTTTTGTTTGACAGTACGCCCTTAGAGGCATATAGTTAAAACAACAGTATAGGAAAGGGATAATAAAAACAAAGCACCTTAGCAGTGTAAACCTCTTGAAAGAGTGTATCTGTGATTTGGTTAATGTCTGTTCAATTCAGTCAGGTGCTAGGAGAGAAGGAACATATTAAGGTCTGTCGGGCTTCCTTCAAGGTTAGGAGATAAAAATGGATGATTTATGTAGAGGTTGTGGAGAAGAGTTTAACGCAAACGAGTTATTTGAAATGGAAGATTACGATGGTTCATGGTGTTCTGAATGCCAAATGGAAATAGAAAGAGATATAGTAGAAAGTTTAGATTACTTAAACGAGGAGTACTAATGATTATAGATGTAAAAAAAGAAAGAGAGGCAAGAGGATTAACACAAAAGCAACTTGCTGGATTAGTTAAGGTTCATATTAGAACGGTTCAAAAGTGGGAGGATGAGAATATTAGAGACATGAAACTTTCCACATATACACGATTAAGGGCAGTCTTTATGATGTCTGATTTATGTGAGGCATCCGATGAGTAAAAGAATTAGCACCGAGGATCTACCAGGGCTAACACCAGACGAAAAGTTCAGCATAGTCCTAACAAGATCACATATAACCAAGAATGTAATTGGAGATGTAAAAAATGGAAGTAAGAGTCAAAACAATAAGCGACGACGAGGTAATACTAGAAACAAGTAAGTTCATATTCAAGATCAGGCGTAGATATGTCAGAGTTGACGTTGATACCTGGTATAACAAGAATACACATAACAGGGTTACATTTGAAGAGTTAACAATGCTATCAGATACAGAATTGATTTACGGCAAGGAGAAAAAATGTTTCAATCCCAATGTGAAATAGATGGTTGTTATTGTGTTCCTGTAGCTAAAGAGTTATGTAGTAAACATTATCAACAACAGAGATCAGGCAAACATTATCCTAAGAAATGCAAGATAAATAACTGCAATAAAAAATATCATGCTAAAGGGTTTTGTACTTATCACTACAAGAGAGATAGATATATAAAAAGTATATTGGAGGATTAGATGATTAAAATGTATTGTGATAGTCAAATTGTAACTGATGAAACATTTAAACATTGGTATGGAATAAATGACAATAAGCTTGATGAACTTAAAAGCATAGGGTTAAGTGTTGGATTCTTTAGCATGAAGGTAGATCAGCAGAAGATTAAGTTTTATGTTAAAAACACTAAAAATAATGATAAAAGTCTGTTGCATTTAGAAAACAACAGACCATCAGTAATAATAGAGAAGAGGCACGGTAGAAAGAAGTTTATATTTTCTAATGGTGTAAAACAAGAAAGTAGACCTAAATCTTTCAAGCTTATTTTTAGGATAAAAGATGTTAACTATTCATTAGAAGAAGTTTGCAGCGATATTGGGATATCTGATTATCATCTTAAAAAGAATGTCAGAGGGTTAGTATCATGTTCTATAAATGGGGTAGATGTAGAGATAATTAGAAAGCCTAAAAACTCAGCATACTATAATTTAACAAACCTTAATAACAACAAGGAATATTTAAACCAGACAGCAGAAGAAGCAAGGGTAATTCTTAAATGTGCATTAGCTAAACTATCATCATTAGGCACTGGATATCATAAAGCAAAGATAAACGGTTTTCAAGTAATAAGACATAATGGAGAAGAGATATGAAATTAGTAGATTTTACAGTAGGAATGTTTTTAATAATATACATAGGGGTATTCTGTTATCAGGCTGGATACAACAAAGCCAGTGAAGCAACACCAGACACACATTTCTGGATTGACAATACGAAAGTCTACATTGATTCAGAAATCTACCCTAGAGACATATACAACGAACATGGGGAGGTTGTAGGGTCTAACGTTAGGATAGTAACAGATAGAGGGGATTCATACATAGAGTTCCTTGATACAGATTACGCAACTTGGGAAGAAGATTTAAATAGTTGGGTAATGGCATTTAGAAAAGGGGATGGAACATGGAATTAATATTAATAACTAAAATAATAATAGGTGTTGTTATAGTAATAATGACAATATTTGCATATGGAGCATTTATGTTAGGTAGTCATAAAAATGATTAAAATATTAGGATACAAAGGATACTATATTGATAATAATTTTAATATAGTATCAAAAAAGAATGGTAAAAAACACATTATGAAGTGCCATATCAGAAGAGTAGGTTATTACTATGTGACTTTAAGAAAAAATACAAAACATCATAACTTATTGATTCATCGTATAATAGCAACAGCATTTATTTCTAATCCAGAAAACAAGCCACAAGTTAATCATATTAATGGTATAAAAACAGACAACAGGTTAGAAAATCTGGAATGGGTAACAGCACAAGAGAATACTATTCATGGGTACAATGCAGGATTACACAATTTATGCCAGGGCGAAAAACATCATTGGTCAAAACTTAAAAAGAAAGATGTTATTGAAATACGGAGAAGAAAAGACAATGGCGAAAAGAGTATTACAATTGCAAAAGATTTTAACATTGCAAGATGTACTGTTAATAGAATAAATTCAAGAAAATCATGGAGGCACTTATGAAACTAATGGCAAT